CGCGCGTTCCTGGCGCGTAAAAACATGTCGGAGACCGCGCTCGAATTGGAAAGAACGCGCGCGGAATTGGCGGAACTGCGGGAAATGGTGGCGGCCATGTCGCCGCGCGTCGGCCGCCCCCGGGCTTCGGTCGCCTAGCGCATGTCCAGCACCATGCTGCAATTGGTGGCGCAGGTGACAGGGGAGTTGGGCCTGCCCGCCGCCGCGACCGTTGCCGGAAGCGGCGTCGCGGACGTGGCGCAAATCCTCGCGCTGATGAACGCCTGCGGGTACGAATTGCTCCGCGCGGCCGAATGGCGGGCGCTGGCGTCGCAATACCTGTTTTCGACCGAGTACTTGACCACGACGGGCACCTGGACCACGGCCGCGCGAACGATCGGCAGCATCCCGACAACGGCCGGCCTCGACACGACGTACCAAGCCGTCGGCGCGGGCATCGGGCAAAATGCGATGATCGTGTCTGTGGACACGGCGAATCAAGTGACGCTGAACCAGGACATCACCACGGCGGGCACGGCGGCGGCGGTGTATTTTCAAAAGGTCAAATACTCGCTCCCGAGCGATTACGCGTCGATCACGCCGCGCACCCAGTGGGACAAGTCGAAACACTGGGAGATGCTCGGCCCGGAAACGCCGCAGCAATGGGAATGGCTGATGTCCGGGTTCATCGCCACCGGGCCGCGCGTCCGCTGGCGCTTGTTCCAATCCTACTTCCAGATTTGGCCGGGCTTCTCCAACGCGGAGCAACTGGGGTACGAGTATCGTTCCCTGGCCTGGGTCCGTTCGGCCGCCGACGCCGTGAAAAACAGTTTCACGATCGACACCGACACTTGCATCTTCCCGGACCGGCTTATGGTCCTGGGAACCAAGCTCAAGTATTTCGAGGCCAAGGGGTTCGACACCACGGCGCTTTTCCGCGATTACTCGCGCGAACGGGATATCGTGATAGCGCAGGACACCAGCGCGGCGAATCTGTCTTTCGCGCCCCGCCCCGGCGAGGTTCTGGTCTCGTACAGCAACATCCCCGATAGCGGCTATGGCGCGGCGTAGGGGACCCGCGCTGGTCCAGGGCAGGGCCGCCAAGGCGGCGAGCTTGTCGGCGCCTGTCGGGGGTTGGAACGCGCGCGACGGCGTGGCCGACATGGCGGCTACGGATGCGGTTTCGTTGGTTAATTTTTTCCCGGACATCAACAGCGTAAATATCCGTGGCGGCTGCACCGACCACGCAACCGGGATAACGGGCACCGTCGAAACCCTGATGGCTTACACCAGCGGCACGGCGAGCAAGTTGTTCGCGGTCGCGAATACGCCGTCGTCGATCTTCGACGTTACCGCCGCCGGCGCCGTCGGCGCGGCCGTCGTCACCGGCCTGACCAACGGCCGATGGGAATACGCCAACGTCACGACGGCGGGCGGCAGCTATATTTACGCGGTCAACGGCGTCGACGCGCCGTTGCTTTACGACGGGGCGGCCTGGGCGGCGATCACGGGCGTTTCGCCGATCGCCATCACCGGCGTCACGACAACGACGCTGTCCAACGTCGCGTTGTTCAAGAACCGCGTTTGGTTTTTGCAGAAAAACACTTTGAAGGCGTGGTATCTGCCCACTTCGGCGGTTGGCGGCGCGGCGGCCGTGCTGGACCTGAGTTCGATCGCGCGCCAGGGCGGTTATCTCGTGGCGCTCGCGGCGTGGACCATAGACGCCGGGTACGGCGTTGACGACAACTTGGCGTTTATCACCAGCATGGGCGAGGTCATCGTCTATCGCGGCACGGACCCGGCCGGCGCGACGACATGGGCGCTCGCCGGCGTTTGGGCGCTCGGCGCGCCGATAGGGAAACGCTGCTTGATGAAATTCGGCGGCGACTTGGCGGTTTTGACCATGAACGGGCTTGTTCCGTTGGCGTCGGCGTTGCAGAGTTCGCGCCTGGACCCGCGCGTTGCGTTGTCCGATAAAATCGCCGGAGCTTTCTCCGCCGCCGCGAACGTGTACGGGTCTTCGTTCGGCTGGCAGATTTTGCTTTCGGCGCGGAATGCCGCCCTGATCGTCAACGTCCCGGTCAGCGCGACGGCGCAAGAACAATACGTCATGAACACGACAACGCAATCCTGGGCGCGCTTCACCGGGTGGGCGGCCAGTTGCTGGGAAAATCTGAACGATCTTCCGTATTACGGCACGGCGGGAAAGGTCGTCAAAGCGTGGACGACGACTTACCAGGACGGCAGCAACAATATTTTCACGCAAGCATTGCAAGCATTCAACTATTTCGGGTCGCGCGGTTCCGTTAAATACTTTACGCGCGCCAGGTTGAATTTCTTGACCGACGGCTCGCCGACGATCAACGCGGGCGTCAACGTCGATTTCGACACGTCCGCCCCGGCGTCTCCTATCGCCGTGGCGCTCTCGTCGTCGGCGCTGTGGGGTGCCGCGCTGTGGGGCACGGCGGTGTGGGGGCAAGGGCTGGTGGTCTCGAACAATTGGCAGGGGGTCAACGGCATCGGCTACTGCGCCGGCGTGGCCGTGGCGAGTTCATCCCGGGGGATAAATATCAGATGGGCGGCGACGGATGTCGTGTATCAGACCGGATGGTCGGGCATATAATCTCGGGCCACGATGTCGGGCGGTGGGTTTCCGCCCGCATCGGGGGAATGTACCACGCGGAGGCGTCCGCGAGCATCGGGCTTGAACGCGCCGGCGAGATAGTGGCGGGCGTCGTCTATTACAATTGGAACGGGGTATCTGCCATGGCGGGAATCGCGGCGGAAGACCGGTTGAGCCGGGATTTCGTGCGGGAGATTTTCCGGTACCCGTTTGTGGTTGGGAAGCTGGCTCAAATCGTGGTAGCGATATCCGCCGACAACGAGAAAAGCCGACGCTTCGCCGCGAAGATGGGCTTTGCGGAACAAGCCCGGTTGCCGGACGCGACCCCCGGCGGGGACATGATTTTCATGGTGCTGCGCCGGGAAAATTGCCGATTTTTAGGAGGTCGGTATGGGTAATGTGAACGTCCCACCGCCAGGTATATTTACGTCGTCAACGTCGTCGACGCGCCCGACCCCCTCCCAAATCATGGGGCGGTTGTCTAACCAGCCGGTGGGCGCCGAGCGGTGGGAAACCGTTTTGACGAATTCCCCCCCGGACGCCGAGATGGACTTTCTGTCGGATGTTCGCCTGCCGGGGGCAAGCCGCGCCCTGACCCAAGGGGAACTCGCCTCGATCCGGGATGGAAGTATTCGCTTTTACGAACAAGCCTCGCTTGCGGCTGGGGGTTCTCCGGGTCCGGCGCTGGCCAGGGCGCTGGCCAGGGCGCTTTCCCTGGCGCCGGCCGGGGCGTCGGCCGGGGCGTCGGCGGCGGCCAGGTTTGCCCCTCCGGGCTTTTTGGCTTATACTGGTCCCGTAAAACCAGCCCGCCCGTTCGGGGCGGATTACCCGAAGGGGGCGCGCAATGGACCGGATGGCCGCTTGCCGGCAACGATGGACGGGGATCCAATCGTCGCCCGGTACATCGCTGGGCGAAGCCAAGCCGGCGGGCTGGACGCCCCGATACCGGGAAAGGAATATGACGCAATCGCAACGGGACTCACTGGCCGACCTCCTGAAGGCGTCTCGCCGCGTCAACTTCGCGGAGATGCCGGGCGTTTCGTCGAATTGCCCGGAAGCGGGGGCTCCAAGCGCCTGATCCAGTACGACGCCACGCTGTCCCCCGCCGAGCGGGACCAAACCATCGCACACGAAATCGGGCATGCGATTCCAAGCGTGCTAGGAGGCCCGATCAACCAGAAGGGCGTGAAGTCCGATCTGGCGCAGAACTGGAACACGATGAACACGGGGGAGGAACGCACCCGCCACCTGTCTACGCCGGCGAACCTGCAAAACTATCGCCCGCACGAAGTCCCCGGCGAAAATATGGCGGAAGCGATCCGGGCCTATATGGCCGATCCGAACTCCTTCAAAACCCGGCATCCCGCGCTGGCCGAACGCATAAGGCGTTCCGTCAATAACGACCCAGATATAAACAAAACAATACAATTCAATTCTTTGATCGGCGGGCTTTTGGCGCTCCCGGGGGCGGACGAACGATGAACGCGGCCGTTATGACCTTAGACGCTACCCCCGGCGGGGACATGATCTTCATGGTGCCGCGCCGGGAAAATTGCCGATTTTTGGGAGGTCGATATGGGTAAGTTGAACACTCCACCGACCCCGGATTACGCGGGCGCGGCGAAAGAGCAAGGCGCGGCCAACGTCGAAACGGCGCGCGTTCAAGGGCGGATGAACAACCCGAACACGTACGGGCCGCTCGGCAATCAGGTTGTCACGTGGGGCGCCGACGATCAGCCGACGATTCGGCAAACGCTTACGCCGGACGCGCAAGCGGCTTTCGATTCGCAGCAGCGGGTGCAAGCCGGGCTTGGCAAGGTCGGCGAAGTCGGCCTGGGGACGGTTCGGCAAGTTCTCGGGCAACCCTTCGCCCCCAATCTGCCGCGCTTGCAAGAAAGCCTGCGAAGCGTCGGAGATGCGCCGGTCAACCAGGGCATGACGGGGCAAGCCGCGATCATGTCGCGCCTTGCGCCGCAGATGGCCATGGAAGACAACGCCACGCGCCAGCGCCTCGCCAACCAGGGGCTGGTCCCGGGCGGCGAAGCGTACGACAACGAAATGAGGATACAGGACCAGCAGCACAACGACCAGAAGACGCAAGCGGCGTTGCAAGGTATCGGCCTCGATACTTCGGCGCAAAATCAAAGGTTCACGCAAGAGCAAATCGCGGCGCAGTTCGGGAATACGGCGTTGCAGCAGTCGCTTGCGCAGCAGACCCAAATCCGCAACCAGCCGCTCAACGAAATATCCGGCGTTATGTCCGGGTCGCAGATACAGGTGCCTCAGTTCGCGGGGTATTCGGGCAGCCAGATCGCGCCGCCGCCGATTTTCCAGGGCGCGCAAGCGCAAGGGCAGGCCGACTTGCAAAATTACGGCATCGCCCAGTCCGGGGCGAACGCGATGACTTCAGGTCTGTTCGGCTTGGCCGGTTCGGGCGCAACGGCAGCGGGGATGTTCTTGTGACCTTGGGCCTCGCATTCTCTGGCGGAAAAGACAGCCTCGCGTGCTGGTATCTGACCCGCCATGAGCATCCGATTGTGTTCTATGTGAACACCGGGAAGGCATACCCAGAGACGCTCGCGCTAGTTGATGAGGTCCGGGCCGAGGCGGTCGAGTTCATCGAGGTTCACACCGACCGAGATGCGCAGAACGCCAAATGGGGCATTCCGTCCGATCTGGTGCCGGTAGATCATACCCGGCTCGGGCAAGCCATGACGGCGGCGAAGTCCGTCACCATCCAGGGCTACCTTTCGTGCTGTGGCGAAAATATCGTCGCGCCCCTGATGGCGGCGGCCAAGGATCGGGGCATCACGCACCTGATCCGGGGGCAACGCAATGACGAAGCGCACCGCGGTCCCGCGCGTCATGGCGACGTGGTGGACGGGATCGAGTATTTGCACCCGATCGAGACATGGGCGGCATACGAGGTGCTTGCCTATGTCAAGCATCAGCGCGGGTCGCTCCCGGACCATTATCGGTTTGAGCAGACGTCGCTGGATTGCTACGATTGCACTGCGTTCGCCGCTCACTCGCGCGACCGCATCGCGTGGATGCGGGGGAAATACCCAGCGTATTACGCCGAATATGCCGTTCGTCGTGACGCTTTGCGCGGCGTTATCGCGCCATGGGTGGAGGAATTGATCGATGGAGATTGACCGGCGCGACTTCCTAGCCCGCCAGATCGGCCAGTTGGAAAGCGGCAATAGCCGGACGATCGGCTACCACGGGCCGAAATCGTCCGCGTACGGGCAGTACGGTTTCACCGCGCCGACGTGGTCGGAAATGGCGCGGCGGAACCCGGCCCTGCCCGCCGACATTACCCAGGCCACGCCGGATCACCAACGCGCCGCGTTCGACATGCTGGCCGACGCGAACGGGCGGCAACTGACGGGCTACGGCGTGCCGGTCCACGACGGGACGCTCGCCCTGGCGCATGGGCTGGGTGCGAAAGGGGCGGCGGATTACCTCCGCGACGGCACGTTGAGCGAAGCGGCGATGGCCGCTAACGGCGGGCGGGACGCGCTGGACGCTATCGCCCGGCGGCGGCTCGCCATGGGGCAGGACGGCGCGCAGCCCGCCCGGGACGCGGCCGTCGCGTCCGCGCCAGAGGTGACATCCGGCACGGCGATGACACCCCGCATCAATACAGACGGGGATCCGGGCGGTCCCGCTGGTCACGGCAGCGGCCCGGCACCAGCGCAGAAGGGCGCGGAGAAGGGCGCGGA